CATACCACATTATAATATACTCTGTTAATTTTGTCAACTAAATAATAGTAAGGAGTTAACCAAAATGGCAGATACATATCCAGGTACAAATATAAGCAAGACACCACCTACGGGAACAAATGCTGGTGGACAAAACCAAAGTTCAGGTAATGCACCAGATTTTATTACAAAAGGATGGGATAAAGCCAAAGAGTACGGACAAAAAGTTTTTGATGGCATAAGTGATGGTGCAGAAAATTTTATGTCCGATATACGTGGACAAAACTTGCCGACTAATTTAGAAGCTAAACCACCTGCCCAGCCTTTTTGGGGTGAAACCGAAGTAGAAAGAAAAGATTGGAGAGTCAGTCTTAGTCTCCCGCCAGGTGATGCTTTTCGCACATCAACGTTACTTGCTCCTCTAAAGGGCACACGATCCAAAATGGTTTTTCCTTACACGCCAACTATTATTTTGAGTCACACAGCGAGTTATAACCAAATAACTCCTATACATAATAATTATCCTTTCTTTGCGTATCAAAACTCACAAGTGGATCAGCTTGTTATCACTGGACAGTTTTATTGCCAAAATGATATTGAAGCAAGATATTGGATTGCTTGTTTGCATTATCTTAGAGCAGTAACAAAAATGAATTATGGTGCAGGAAGTTTCAAGGACGGATTAGGATCACCACCTCCTATAGTAAAACTTAACGGATACGGAGAACACGTATTCAAGGACGTTCCTGTAATTATTACACAGTTTACAGTTGATATGCCTAATGAAGTTGATTATATAGGTACTGGTTTTGAAAACATGGAAAAAGAAATAGACGTAAGTGATTTTGCTCCACCTTCTAAGATACAAAGAATGGATTACACTTGGGCACCTTCAGAATCGCAATTTTCTGTAACATGTCAACCAGTTTACAGCAGAGACAAAGTTGAGAAATTTAGTTATAATGATTTCATTAATGGCAACAACTTAAAAGATGGATATATTTAATGTCAAGCAGTCCTTACAAAGATACACAATTTAGATCAGATGGTTCACTAGGTATACTTAAAATCAGACAAGTACCAGCTAACAGTGACGATCCGTTATATACTGTAGAGCCACAATATCATCACAGACCAGATTTATTAGCATATGATTTATATAAGGATCAAAGACTATGGTGGATATTTGCACAAAGGAACATGTCTGTAATGGAAGATCCCATTTACGATCTTGAATCAGGAATTCAAATTTACTTACCACAGCCAGCAAAAGTAAAACAGTTGTTAGGAGATTAAAGTGTCCGATCCAACAACGTTAATGAAACAATATGTTGAGAAGAATAAACAACAAATTAATGATGATTCTTTAGAATTTAATGATGGAGAATACGGTGCAACATCTCCAGTTAAGCCACCTCCAGTACAATCTGCATTTGTAAAGCCAGTAATCACTGTAAAAGAACCAAACGGTGCTTTAGCTGACGAAGACGAACAGCTAGAACAAGCTGAAAGAGAAGAAGACGCACAGAAGGTTAGAGATCAAGCATATATAAAGTCTCTTAATCAATATAAAGCGGCACTTGGTGCAAGATTTCCTTTAGAAAATGAACTAGAAAAATTTGCATCTGTAAATCATTTGTTTACATTTGGATGTATATCAAGCGAAGAATTAAATTTTCCTGATTCAACTTATAGAAAAGATGGTTTGAGAGAACAACAAATTACATTTAGAAGTGGTGGTTCAGCAGGAACAGGTAAACCTAGAACCTATGCAGAACAAATACACAACATAGATGTTGAATATTTTATAGACAAGGTAGAAATAGAAACTTATGTTGCACCTAATCCTAAAAGTAGAGGCACAAATTTCCATGTGATTAGATTCGAAGTTAGAGAACCTCTAAGTATGGGATTGCTTTTACAAACTATGCAACTTAATTCTAAGGCCGCAGGTTATGTAAACTACTTGGAAGCACCTTGGGCCTTAATAATGGAAACAGTTGGATTCACAGACGGAGCAACTACGCCAACATATGGTCCTAGAAGATTGTTTCCTTTAAAGGTAGTAAACATCAATTTTACTATTGATACAGAAGGAAGTCTCTATTCATTTATTTGTTCGCCCTTTAATGATGATGCATTTTCTGACCAGGCACAGAGTATTCCAGCAGATTTCAAAATATCAGGAGCCACTGTAGAACAAATGTTGCAGAGCGGATTGCAGAGTCTTACAACCGGCTTAAACACAGCTATGTTAAAATCACGAGAAGAAAATAAAAATAGACAGGAAATAGATGTTGATGAATACATGATTATTTTTCCTGATCCAGACAAAGGAAGTGATGATTTCCTAGGTTTTGAAAAAATAGATAGCACTGCATTATCTGGAGATTTAGCATTTAGAGAATTTGATGTAGATGCCGCGTTTGCTACTGTTGATAACGCAAACGGGCCAACAGGTTACAAAAATTATTACGACCAAGAAGCACACGCCGGAGAATTTTCAAACATAACTTCTGCAGATATCAAAAGAAGTTTTGTTGAAGGCAGACTTGGATTCAGTGTTAAACGATCAAATCTTAGTGAAGCTCTAAAGAAAAAATTTGCTGGCAGTAGTGGATATCAAAACTCGGTTGGTAAACAAGCTATCAATCCAGGAGATGATCCATTAGGACAAGGTAATGTTAACTTTGGAAGACAACAATTTGTACACAATAAAAAAACAGGAATAATGACTAGAAAAGGTACACAGATTGATTTAAAACAAAGAACATTTAATTTTAAAGCAGGAACCAAGATACAGAAAATTATTGAAGAAATTGTTTTGTTAAGTGATTTTGGAAAAAGGCTTACAAAAGAAGGCGTAACATCTAAAGATGGAATGGTAGAATGGTTTAAGATTGAATCACAGGTGTACGTGTTAGATAGTCCTGCAACAGAAAAAATCATGGGGCGACCTCCTAGAATATATGTATATAAAGTTATACCTTATAGGGTTCATAGATCAATATTCCAAATGCCCAATGATCCACCTCCAGGTTATGATGAACTTGAAGCACAAGCTGTGAAACATTACAACTACATGTACACAGGAAAAAATAAAGATATACTTGAATTTGAGATTACATTTGATAATGCATTTTACGGATCTATTGCAAAAGATCAAGGAAACAACAGTGGAAACAATCAGCTTTCTGAACAAGGAACAAATGTAAGACCACCTGAATATGAAACACAAGGTAATTCTGTGATTAATGGGACAGAAGGTCAAAAGGTTTTAAGTCAAAATGAAATGACAGATGAAATGATAGTTGCCGCAGGAAACCTTGCAGAGACATCAGAGGCAAAAATTGCAAGACAGTTTAATGATGCACTTATTAACAGTCCAGCAGATTTGATCACAGGTAGGATGACCATAATGGGAGATCCTTACTATCTAGCAGATAGTGGCATGGGTAACTTTAACAGCGAAGCAACATCTTTCATGAATCTAAATGCAGATGGAACTATGAACCATAGCACAAGCCAAGTTGATATTCTAATTAATTTTAGGACACCGGTTGACATAAGTCCAGAAGGAGTTAAGTTTAACGGAGCTTCTATCGGAGTTAAGGACTTCAGTGGACTATATCAGGTAATTAGTGTTAATAATAGAATAGAAGGAAACGAATTTACGCAAGAACTTGACCTTGTGCGTAGAAGAAATTATGGATTCAAAGACAAGGCTGAATTCCTAGCACAGAAACGTGCTGAAGAGAAAAAGAAATATGAAAAAGCTGTTGCTACTGCTGAAGAAAGTGGAGACAAATATGATATTGCTTTTGCAAAAGCAGACCTTAATGCAGATGGTAAATTGACAGTAAGTGAAGAACGTGCATTCATGCAAATGGATGGCATAACAGATGACGATTTGAAAAATGCACAAATTAAAAAGCGTGGTGAAGCAGATGATGCCAGAAAAGCAGACGAAGCCGAAAAAAAGAAAAATCTTGAACTTTCGTTACAAGCACAAGATGATGCATATCTAAGGGAGTCTGGTATAAGACAATCTCAAACAACAACCACTAATACAAATGAAACAGGACCAACTTAATGGCGCAGATTAAAAGAACAGTAGGAGTACCCCAAAAGAAAATGCCACCTGGTCCGTTTGTGGCCAAGGTAATAAGTCATCTTGATCCAAGAAGAATGGGAACACTACAGGTACAACTTCTCAGTGACATTGTAAGTGGGAATGACAAAGACGAACCTGGACAATTATTTAATGCAAGATACTGCACTCCTTTTTATGGTGTAAACAATGTGCAGAGCAATGGTAAAAATCAAACATATCAAGAAAGCCAACAGAGTTATGGATTCTGGGCAGTACCACCTGATCCAGGCACAAAGGTGCTTGTAATATTCGCTGAAGGACAAGCTAATCAGTGTTACTGGATAGGTTGTATTCAAGATGAATACATGAATTACATGGTGCCTGATGGCAGGGCAACAAAAGACGCTTCAAGAATACACCAAGACACTGTGCCTAAGGATTACAAAGGTATGGAACTACCAGTTGGAGAATACAATAAAAAAATTACCACAGCCACTACAGCAAATCCAAGCGACTTTGAACATCCATACAATCCTAATTTTACAAACAAGTTAGCAACACAAGGTCTATTGGAAGACAAAATTAGAGGGCTTACAACAAGCAGTGCAAGGAGAGATATTCCTAATACAGTGTATGGATGGAATACTCCAGGTCCTTTAGATAAAAGAGATGGCGCACCTAAGGGTACTTATGGACCAGTAGGAGAATCAGTTCAACTGTATAGGAGTAGGTTAGGAGGATCTAGCATTGTAATGGATGACGGTGATCCAGAAGTGTTTAGAGAACAAGCTCCTTTTGAAGCTCCGTCAAACTATAGAGACATAGGCACAAATCCCAATGAGCTTGACAAGGTAAATCAAGAGTATCCTTTCAATGAGCTTACACGAATAAGAACAAGGACTGGACATCAAATTCTTTTACATAACTCTGAAGATTTAATTTACATAGGTAATGGTAGAGGCACTGCTTGGGTAGAATTAACTTCAAATGGTAAAATAGATGTATACGCAAAGGATAGTATCAACTTTAGAACTGAAACTGATTTAAACATAAAAGCTGATAGAGATATAAACATAGAATCAGGAAAAGATATCCATATTACAGCTGGAAGAAATTACAAATTAAATGTTAATAATGATAGAGATGTTAAAACAGGAAAAAATGAAACAACATTTGTTGGTTCAAACAAAAATGAATGGACAGGTGATAATCATGTAGTAGCAGTAGGTGGAGATGAAGATATTCAAATCAAAGGCACACAACGTTCTACTATACTTGGAGATTACAATCTACAGGTCAACCAAGATGGACATATTGCAATAAACGCCAACCTACATAGTAAAGTTGTAGGAGATGTAAGACACACAGTCAACGGTGCTTTTAATTTAAACACAGTGGGTGATAACAAATTAACAAGTGGCGCAAATACCCAAATTAAAAGTGGCACTGACACAAAGATAGATTCAACAAGGAACACATCTGTGTTGTCCGGGGTGGTACACAAAGAAACTGCTTCGCAGATACATATGAATACTGCGGCTTTTACAGCAGGAACTTCCGATACAGCAGATTCAATAGGCGATACATTTACCAAGTCAGCTACAGACCAAGCTGTAGACGATTCAGATCAAATATTAGATAAAGACGGCAATCCCATAGATGGATTAAGAGTGACAGCAGATGCAAACAGAGCCTTAGTGGCACAAGATGCTTCACGCCCTAGACGTATACCTAAACACGAACCTTGGGAAGGTCACGAAAACTTCAATCCAGCAGGACATTTTCCAAGTGTAACAGCGGCAATTCAATCACCAAGTCCTGAAGTACGAACACAATCACCTTTACTAGATAAGGACAGCGACATACCTGACTACAGTGAAACATCAGGAATATACAATGCACAGGATCCTTACATTACCAATGCTGAAGGACAAAGAGTAAAAGAAGAATTTGATATAAACAAAGTTTCTTCTAAAAATACAGATAACTCAGCTGGTAATCAGCCTGCGGATCCAGTACCAGTATCTGATATGAAAAGATATATGTTGGACCAACTTATAAAAGGACTTGGTTTAGATCCTGCAACTTGTTTACAATCAGCCAATCCTGCAGATTTACCAGCAGGAGCAACACCGGGTAATGCTCAAGCACTTGCAATGGCACTTGCCCAGGTACAAAAAGAATGTAACTTTGAACCTAGATCCGAGAATATGAATTACAGAGTGTCAACACTACAGCGTGTGTGGCCAAACAGATTCGGCGGCGCGGCAGGTAAGAGAAAAGCAGAGGCACTTGTTGCCGCTGGTCCACCAGCTATAGCAAATTCAGTTTATGGAAACAGAATGGGCAACGGAGGTCCTGAAACAGGAGATGGATTTAGATATAGAGGTAGAGGATTAATTCAAATTACCGGAACATTTAATTATAAGAAATATGGCAAACTTGCAGGAGTTGATATTTACAACAATCCTGATACAGCAAATGATCCAGAAATTGCAACAAAAATTGCAGTTGCATATCTCAAGAGTAAAACAGTAACTTGGACAGATTTTAATTTTGGTTCATTAGGCACACAGTTTCAAAAGGCAGTTGGATATGCCGGCGGACAAGCAAACACTAATGACAGGATTGGATTAGGAAAAGGTTTCTACAATCAAATTATTGCAGGAGAACTTACGCCTCTTGCCAGTCTTACTAAAACAGAACCTATCGACGTAGGTGCTGGGAAATCGCAGGTACAATAATGGCACTTAAAGTTTGTAGAGTAACAGATCCACTCAACACAGGACATGGATGCGATAGTACAACTACTCTTGCTACTCCAAGTCAATCTACAGTATTTGCTGAAGGTCTGTTGGTTTCTAGAAAAACAGATCCAACTGTTAGCCACGAGATACCTAGTGGTGATGAGTGTGGTTCACACACTGCACAAGTAAATGTAGGAGATCAAACAGTGTTTACAGTTGGTTTACCTACAGCAAGAGTAACAGATTCTACAGATAGCGGAGCAATGACAGATGGTGCTTCTACAGTTTTTGCCCAAGGACCAGCAGGATAAATATTGATATGGCAGATAATTTATACAAAGAAGTTTCGATAAAAGCAAAAAAGGAAACAAAACCTCCTGTAGCACAGCGTTCATATCGTGGCTTTTCAACAGTTAATCCTGAAAGCACAACATTTCAGCTGTTTGATCTTGCACTTATAAAACAGGATCTTATAAACCATTTCAATATAAGACAGGGCGAAAAGTTAAGTGATCCTACTTTCGGATGTATTATCTGGGACGCTCTTTTTGAACCTTTGACAGTAGATCTTAGAGATGCCATTACAGCAAATGTTACAAATATAGTTAATTTTGATCCAAGGACAGCGGCTACAGATGTTAAAGTAAGCGAGTTTGAACACGGTTTACAAATAGAATGCACTCTTACGTATCTTCAGTATAACATAAGCGAAAACCTACAGCTAAAATTTGACAAAGAAGTCGGTATTCTGTGATAGAATTAACTACTAGTATAATTTAAAATCATAAATACTGTTAGTTTAGTTAAAGGATAAAACATGTCATCTACTGACAGACAAAATAGATTATTATTAGCAGAAGATTGGTCAAAGATATACCAAAGTTTTAGAAACGCAGAGTTTCAAAGCTATGATTTTGACACTTTAAGACGTGCTATGATCAATTACCTCAGAAGAAATTATCCTGAGGATTTTAACGATTACATCAATACATCAGAATACCTTGCAATGATTGATATGATTGCCTTTTTAGGGCAAAATATTTCATATAGGGTTGATCTAAATGCAAGAGAAAATTATTTAGAATTAGCAGAGCGTAGAGAATCTGTGCTACGTTTAGCAAGATTACTTTCTTATAACGCAAAACGTAATCAAGCCGCAAATGGTTTATTGAAATTTGAATCAGTAAGCACTACAGAATCTATAGTTGACAGTAATGGTACAAATCTTGCAGATCAGACAGTAACTTGGAATGATCCTTCTAATTCAAATTGGACAGAACAATTTAGAAGAATACTTAATGCCGCTTTACCGGAGAATAATATTATTGGTAAGCCAGGTAAGACAGCCGTGTTAAACGGAGTGCTTAATCAAACCTATAGATTTACTCAAAGAACATCTGATGTACCTGTGTTTAGTTTCAGTAAAGGAGTAGGCGGAGTACCTACTACATTTGAAGTTGTTTCAACTGATTTAAATTTAGACAAAAAAATTATACAAGAAGAAATTCCGTTACCTGGAAACCAACTTTCATTTTTATATAGAGAAGA